GGCATCTGATTGCTGTATAAAAAATCGTTTATTGCTTTTTCCCGATTTTGTTTTGCGTTTGCGAGTTTGCGATTGCGGTACGTGGCGCCTCGAGCGCTGTTGCATGGTTTACATGCTGCAACGTATCCGTCTTCTATTGTTCCGCCTTTGTCTGATTCAACAAGGTGGTCAAGTTCTGTTGCTGGGTTACGCCGGCACCAATGACATGGTGGTTGGTCGCGCAGTAGTTCTGCTCGTGCTTGCTTGTAGATCGTGGTGTCGTGCTCGGTGAGTTTGCGTGTCATTGCTGTGTCCTGTCGGGGGGGGGATGTTTGTTTGTATGTTATGCGAACTGATTAGACATACATGGATAAATGCTCCACCCACGGGGTTGCCCTAACCCGTACCCTTTGCACTCATCAGCTGATTATGTTTACAGCTCGCCTCGATGCTTTGCCTAACTCATTTCGTGTTGCATGATTTAGGGCGCACCGATCTACCCAGGTTTCCCTGTTTACTGCCCACCTCATGCGACCGAGGCACACACCTGCTACTTGCCGATTGTTATTTACTTACATTGGTGAACACTTGCAGCGCTTCGCATACGTGTATTCATGATTGCTAAACGCTTGAGTATAAACGCCGTGCACCTGCCTGTATTGCAACGATGGATGCGCGGTCGCGTCAACCAACATCAGGTCAATGCCAGTCAACCAACGATTACCGTCACAATCGTTGCATTTCTTTTCTTGAATGTCTTTGTGATTGGCTTTTCTAATCATGTCGCGCATCTGTGGCAACGACGGGAACTTGCCAAACTCCTCAACCAATGGCATGGCTTTTCTTACTTCATCTGGCGTTACTGATTGCAAGAACTGATCTTGTTGCCAAACCTCAATAACCACGTTGAACGAGATTTGCTGTGATGGAAATATGGCTCGAATCTTGTGAACCATTGACTCAATGTTTTGATTGTTCATATCGCTCCTACGCTTTCGGATTGCTAAGGGTGTAGAGAATGTACTCCATGTCGCTTGGCTTCCAGACCGCTGCATGACAGCCAGCCATCTCACAAGCGTTTAACCAAATCTTTTGTCCAGGCGTCAACTTGCCCTTCTCTGCTTTTAACTCAACCACTAATGGGCGACCGCCTTGGAATGGGTGCACCATAAACAGATCAGGAAAACCTGCATCGCCTTGCACGTTTGTCATCCAACGTCCTCGACTGTTCTGTGCCGGCAGATCATGATGCACAAGCCAGCCGTAACGCTTGGCAACGCTAATCACCATGTCCTTGAAATCGGCTTCGCTGATCTTTGAATCAAGTTTCATTGTTTGCCGCGCTTGCGACCAGCAACTCTGCGAGGGTCATCAAACATGCTTACAAACAGCGTCAGCATTAATCCGAGCAAGATTCCTACAAGGTTTGCCCACAGAAACCACATCATTTCAGCACTTCAATGATTTTTGATGCTTCATGAGATTTCAGCAGCTCTAACACCGCTTCGTCGCTGTCCAATGTGCGCTGAATAAGTTCCAGTAAACGCAGGTCATCTAAGCCTGCGTCTTTGGCAAGTTTCTTAATGTAACCAATTTGCTTAGGCGTAGCGAATGCACCAGAGGGTATGTGCACAGGATTCTGCCTTGTATCGGTCGGTGTGCTTAGACGCTCAACCTTTTGCATCTCTTGTCGAGAGGGTCTTGGATCTGTGCCTTGACCTTGTATTGGGCAATTTGAGATTGCGCGTCCAATACTGCTGGTCTCGCAATTTTCTACAAACGATGTTGCATTGACACCGCGGTCGCTTTTAATTTCTTCCGCGTAGCCCGTAGCGACTGGCACCTTGTCGTCCTTGTCTGCGTACAGTTCGCAATAGAACACGCAAGCGTCACCTGTGTAATTCATCATGCACGTATAGACGCGCCCGTTCGGATATGCAGCCCACCAGCGGACAAGCCGTTGCTCGACTGTCTCATAGTTGCTTAGGTCAAAGCCCATCAGATGCCTGCCCACACAGATAAGCGTTGTGCATGGTCATGCGCGCCACCACGCTGGGCGTATGCCAGTTCGCCTGTGTTGCGGATAATGCCACGACGCGCAGCTGCATTGAGCCGTCCAGCGATGCCCTTGGTAACTGGGAACTGGTCGCCCAGGTGTTTCCAAATGTCGTCAGATGTGAAGAACCCTTTAGTCCGCGCAACGTGCAAGATCGCAGCGTCAACTTGGTTCTGTTCAGGTTTTGTCCAACGCGCATCGGCAGACGATTGTGACGCCAACATTCCTTGGATAAATGGCGATTGTTTTCTTGCCGGCACACGGCCGTCACATACGAAATGTGTTTTGCCTTGAATGTCTGGGTAGGCGATGGTTTCTTTGCAGATCGTGCAGGTTTTCATTGTCGGAATCTCCTTGTCGGTTAGGAATGTGCTTGTAGTGCTTTGATTGCTAAGTCGAGTGTAGTCACATCGTGTAATGGCATCGGGTCTTCTAGTGATAGCGAGTTTTTCATTGCGCGTAAACGGCGGATGATGCTTGCATGTGGGTTTGTGCTTGTGTCAGCAATTTGATTGATGAGATCAAAGATTGCCATGTCGTGTCTTGTTGTCATTGCTTGCTCCAATACCATTTGTCGGGTTTCTTCTGATAGTTCGCCTTGATTCCATGCCACACCTTCACTCATTTTGTTGCACTCCATGGCCCCCAGCCGTAACCGTGACGTTCTACGCCGTAGTTGTAAATCGCTAACGCTGCGCGCAAATTAACATCAGCCTGTAACAAGTTTTCTGCCTCGGTAATAATGCCGGCATCGGTTAACCATGGTGTCCAAAATCCGTTGATCTGCATTAGACCGCGCGACCCACCACTTGGGTCTTTGCTGTTGTAGGCGTTAGGGATGCAACGCGATTCCCTGAACATGACCGATTCGAGCACGGTGCGCTGATCGGCAGGCCAGCCAAGATTTACTGCAAGCGCGCTGAACTGCTCACAAGCCGACGTGTACGGGTCAATGTAGATTGTTGAACTGGTGGTCGTGGTTGGCTCAATTAGGTATGGCTGGACGTCAAATGGTGCCAAGGCGATAGTCCCAGACGGGTTACCAGACGCGTCAGGAGCCCCTGTGAGCGCCGTAAACCCGAAAACCGTACAAAGCACTAACCCAATGATTTTTTCTGCAAAATAGTTCATCGTTTCTCCAAAGGTATGGGCATGCCCCATGATGAGGATGCCATTCTGAATGCGATTTGTCCCATGAGGAACTTTCCCGAGTCGGGGTTGGTGAAGATTTGCACCAAGATTTCTTGACCGTTGTCCATCACTCCCGTATAGACGCTGTAGTCAAATATCTGGATGTCAGTCATTGCCTGTCCTTTTGTCGGTACTCCGACCCTAGAACATAGATCAAGCCTTGGGTGGGATTTCCCCGAACACCTTTAAAAATGCGGCTTTAACCCAGATCACCGAGTCTGCAGCTTGTGGGGAAATTTCAATGTGGAACCACCGACCGCCAGGTGCACCTGACACGGTTTTGCTGTCGTAGTTCTTCCAAGCCTGTCGGTCGCAACGCCATGCAGCGCCAAATTCTTTTGGGAAATAATCGATCACCATTTGTATGCCCAACTCATTTGCATTAGCAATCATTTTGTCAATAAATTCTTTAGCGTTTTTGCGTGTTGCATTTGGGTGTTTTTCGCTTGTAGTAAATCCAGCGTCCCACGCCCGACCTGTTGCGTGAACGCTTAGGGTTCCTGGTTTCCCCTTGACGTCGCGCTGGCCCCAACTCCCGAGATTGACAAACGCGCCATTTGAGTAAGTGGTCACTTGCTTAATAAACTCGTTCATGCCGGCACGGGGCGCTGGTGATGCACCGTCTGCGTTGCCAATGTAGTCGCGTGCGTTTGGCACGCCAGCCTTAGCCTTTGCTACTGCCACGACCAAACTTCATGTCTTTAGGATTGAAGTAACGCAACGCTGTTGGGCAGACCGCGCCGATCGCAGCTGCCAACAATGCGGATGGGTCGGTGTTGCCTGTTACCGCGAGCGCAACGACGGCGGCAAGCATTGAGCGACCGTATGAGGCGAGTAAGGCTTTGTCACTTGGTTTCATTGGTTGGCTCCTTGGGTTTAGATTTTAGCCCGTTTGAGGCGACAAGACCTGACAAAGTGCCGGTCATAAATACGGTCAAGGTTGATAGCAGGTCTATGAATGCGGCGTCATTGGGTGATTGATGACCGATTGGCTGGGTTACAAACATCAGCGCATAAACAAATCCGAGCACGGTGACGGCAAAGACGCTGGCAAGGATAATTCCGACGATCACGATTAGTCGAGCGTGCAGTTCTTCAGGTTTAAGGCGTGGTCTCATAAATCAAATCCCTTGTGCACGTACCAGATGGGTTGCAGAGTGGTGGTTCGCATTCTGGTTTTTTCCAGTTCGCTGCGTCTTGGCATGGGTAACGGTATGAGCCGTCATAACTACACCCAGAGCATCCCCACAAGACGACCGCAATTAGCGCGACGTATCCGATGAGGTAACGCCATTTCATGCAGGGCGTGTAGGGAATTTAATCTTTTTTGGGTCTGCGTTGCTTGCTGGCAGGTCGCGCAATTTCTGTCGGTAGGTTGCCCATGCTGCTTTGTCGGCTGTGCTGTCTGCTACTTGTGTCCAATCGGATGCTGCAAGTTCACGACTACGCCAAAGACGGATGCGCTCAAATAGCCAATCGTTCTCAATGTTGGCTTCGTCTTCCCAAGGTTGGATTAGGTCAAGGTAGTTCATTATGCGGCCTCATAGGTAAACGAACAGACAACTTCATCGCCAGCGCCAAAAGCAACTGGGACGGTTGCATTTAGTACAGAATATGTTGTGTATGTTGCTGATGCGTTTGTTGCAAAAAAACTCATAACGGTCGTGCTAAGTCGATAGGTTTTTGCATCGTAAGTCAATCCTGAACTGTTGTCGTAATAGTAAGCATTTCCAACAACTACAGAAGATTGGCTTGCTGCATTAGTTACTGGAAATGTGAATTGCAACTGGCCTGTAATGGTTGAGGTTGTACCTAAAGCGAACTTGATAGCACCATATACAAGTTTATTGACGCGCACATACGAACCCGTAATTGTGCCGTTACCAAGTACCCCGTTTGTGATTGTTGGCGTATAGGCGGTTGCTTCGCCTATGCCGTTCATTTGTGCAGCAGTAAGCACCTGACCAGCGGTGAAAGGAAATGGGTTAGCCATAGTGCTCCTATCCTAAAACATTGAACTGGTCAAGTGTGCCATACGTTAACGAGTCCAAAATCAGCTCATAAACAATGACCGTAGGGGAAGTCGAGTAAAGCACCCTGTGGCCTGTGGAATAGTCCAGGTAATGCTCAATGCCTTCCACGCTTAAGTCTTGTGCCAACTGGGTTGTGCCAGCACCACTCTGGAACGTCTTTTCAATTGCGATTGTGTCGCCAATTTCTACCGTGGCCAACGTGTCCTTTTGGGCGTCGGTGAGCATCAGAAACTTGGTTTCAACGGATGTAAACCGTGGTTCAGGTATTGGATTCAAGAGGTAACTGGCAGCGGTGTCTATGGCGGTTTGTTCGTGGAGCAGGCTGTTAAGGATGCTGCTTGTCTGAATAAAGTATTCCGCTATAGAACCTGCGTTGGTCGCTGTTGCAGTCTTGCCGTCTAGCCCTGTAACCACAGACCTGTTGATTACCTCGTTCGCTTCAAACGAAATGCCGAGACCGTCGTACTTAATTTGAGTTCCATCATCATGGAAGTCGGCTACAGACGGGCTAAGGGTTGTTCCAATGCGTTCCTGAAATGTGAGCGTGCCGTTTCTGGACATAAACACACGCCCAAACTCTGCGGTCTCGTTAATTTGCGTTATGTATTGCAACACGTTTGTGCCGGCAGGGACTGTGTACGAGGAATCATGGCCAAGGTTGACCGTGCCTGTAGCGATGTTGCGTTGTAGCGCAGGGAAATCTACTTCGGGTAAATCAAGTACCGTTTCTATGCGGGCGCCAGATGTTTCGGACGTGACGTTTAATTCGTTCATATAAGTCTGTGCCAGCAAATAGAACTGGTCAGCGCAATACACGGTCACGGTGTCTAAACCGCCCAGCGCAAAGTTGTAGTCATAATTAACGACATAGCCCGAAAACAGGTATTCAGGTGTGTCTGTTTGGTCGTATCGGATGAGCTGCACTTTACGCATAGGTGCAAGACCTGGTTTAGATTGCGGCGTGTCGTAATACGGGCTGTTGTCATCAAACGGGTTAAAAATGCCGTCCACGTCGCGGATAGTAAATGTCATTGTGCCAGCGCTGAACTGATCGCCCACATCACGGCGACCGCGCCTGACGTTTACATTCGTGCAGTCAGCCATAACGTCGGCATATTCGGTGTTGCCGTCAAGCACAAAGAATGTGTTGTCAAGAACACCTGACGTCACGTTGTCAAGCGTAAACGCGTTAACAATAAAGCCTGTTTCGATTTGCAGGTCATAGTTACCTGAATCAACGACGGCGACGCCTGGCATTAGGCAATGTTCAGAGCCAACGGCCCTGCACTCCGTGAGTAGGCGCGCAACGCGTTAACAACAGATTCACCAATTTCGGCGCTTGTGGCAAGGCCGCCAGTTACGTTGATAGTTACGCCGCCGCCTGTGGCCATGCGATCTAATGGCACTACGGCTTCTGGGCCTGCCTCACCGATTAGAGCCAAGGTAGGTGACGACACGATGCCGCCTTCGGCCATTCGAGGAATGCTCATACGTCCAGGTGCTGGCGTATTTGATGTTTTGCCAAGTTGTGGAACGGGCACGGTTGGGGCTTTTGGCAAATCAGGCAACAAGGGAATTGAGTTATACGCGCTAATGATTGCGTTAACTGCGCCGATTGCAGCGTTGACCATGCCGGCAAAGAACCCGATAACCGTGTTCACAATTAAGTTGATGCCGTCACGGAACCACTCAAACTTGTTGTATGCGGTTACAAGACCCACAATCAGCAATGCGACACCTGCGGCAATAAGGCTAAATGGGTTGAGCGCCATGGCAATGTTTGTTGCCACGATCGCAGCGGCAACTATGCCGATAGCAGCTGCAATTGCCAAGAATGCTTTGGGGTTGTCTTGAGCCCATGCAGCAAACCTGTTAAGTACTGGTAGTACTGCTTGAAGAACGGGCAACAACGCAGCACCAATTGACTCTTGGGTTTCTCCAATGGAGTTTTTTAGTATCTTCATTTTGCCTGCAGCGGTTTCAGCACTCTTGGCAGTAGCGCCACCAAAAGTTCCGCCAAGCACGTCCATGATTTCGTTAAGGCTTGCGCCCTCTTTGATCATTGTTGCCATTTCTGGGCTTAATGATCGAAGAGCCTTAAAGTTGCCTTGGTAAGCCTTTGCAAGCGCATCAGCAACGGTGCTGGAATCGGTTTGCAGCGCTGTACTGATATCCATAACAAGGTTCATGTCTTTCATGGCCATGTCAACATCTTTTGTACCGCGCACTAGAGCCTCAAGGCTCTTGCGATATT